CGCATCATTGGTGAAGACGGTGAGACCAAGATGGTCAAGATCAATCCCGATCAAGAGCAGCCGGTCAACAAGATTGTTGATGAGCGCGGGATTGTGATGGAGAAAATTTACAACCCCGGCGTCGGCAAATACGACGTGGTGGCAATCACTGGCCCAGGCTACGCGACCAAACGTCAAGAGGCACTGGAAGCAATGGCACAACTGTTGCAAGGAAACCCTCAACTGTGGGCTGTGGCCGGTGATCTATTTGTCAAGAACATGGATTGGCCTGGTGCTCAAGAGATGTCTAAGCGTTTTGCCAAGACCATTGACCCCAAGTTTATGTCAGATGGCGAGGACAATCCAGCATTGCAGGCCGCACAGCAGCAGATGCAGGCCATGGGCCAAGAGATGGAGCAGATGCACCAGATGATCCAGAATGTCGGCAAGTCTATTGAAGCGCAAGACATGGAGCGCAAGGACTTTGAGGCCCAAGTCAAGGCATACGAGGCTGAGACCAAGCGTTTGGCCCAAGTGCAGGCAAGCATGTCACCAGAACAAATTCAAGATATAGTCTTGGGGACGGTGCATGGCATGATCACATCAGGAGACCTGGTAAACGAAATGCCTGGCCGGGATCAAAATGAGATGATGCCTCAACAACAAATGATGCCCGAACAACAAGGGATGCCACAATGAAAGCGTGCGATTTTGTAGGGTTGCTGTTCTTGGCGCGGGACGTGGCGCATAGCGTTCACTTGAACACCCGCAGCTATTCCAAACACAAGGCTTTGGCGCACTTTTATGAGCGCATTATTGATGCCGCAGATGATTTTGCTGAAAGCTATCAAGGCCGGCATGGTTTGATGGGGCCAATTACTTTGCATTCGGCAAAGAAGACGGCTAACATCATTGAGTTTTTGGAAGACTCATTAAAAGAAATTGAAGATGGCCGATATGAAGTGGTTGACAAAGCTGACATGTCGTTGCAACAGCTCATTGACAACATCATTGAGATTTATCTTCGCACTCTGTACAAACTCCGCTTTTTGGCATAAGGACGCATCATGGAACTTTTGAATCCGCTATCACAAACTGGTTTTCCTGGCCGCACCGCGTCTTACAGTGGTTCTGCGGGCAATACTGCTGATTGGGGTTCTGGCCCTGAAGGCGTGATGGTTTGGTCTACGACCCCTTGCTATGTAGAGATTGGCCCTGCTGCTGTTGCAACAACTGGCAGCACGCCGATCCCTGCGTACACCCCGATCCCGTTCTACTTGCCCATGGGCACCGGCGCACCTTTTCGCGTAAGTGCCATTCGCATTGCGGATGACGGCGCAATCTATTGCAAACCGATTAACAAACAATGAGCTTTGGTGTCGCTCTTCGCAACGCAGTAGCCATTGGTCTTGGCGGCATTGCCACGCTGGTTTCTGGAAAGCATGCCGAGATCATTATCGGCAACTTGCTGTGCGAAAACAATGACAATCTCGTCCAAGAGGACGGTGGTTTGATTCTTTTGGAGTGACCTAAATGGCCGTCTTTCTTTCCCCTGTGGGCGGCGCTGCGGCCCAGTTCTTTACCAATAGCGGTGTAATCCTGTCTGGCGGCAAGCTGTACACCTACGCAGCGGGGACAACCACGCCAAAAGCAAGCTATACGTCTTCTAGCGGCAATACGGCGCATACCAACCCAATTATTTTGGATTCCGCAGGGCGCGTGCCAGGCGGCGAAATTTGGCTATTAGCGCCGCCATACAAATTTGCTTTGTACACGTCCGCTGATGTGTTGATTGCAACTTATGACAATATCTCAGGTATTGGCGCGGCTGAATTCCAAGTTCAAAACTTTACCGGCACAGGATCGCAAACCGTATTTACATTAAGCAACGCATCATTGGGCGAAAACTTTACGTTTGTGTATATCAACGGTGTATATCAGCAAAAAAATACCTATACCGTGTCGGGCGTAACGCTGACATTTTCACAAGCACCGCCTCTTACTTCATCCATTGAAGTCATGTTCAATTAAGGAATCATCATGGCCGACACCAAAATCTCAGCGTTACCCGCGTCAACCACCCCGCTTGCTGGCACCGAAGTTTTACCTATTGTTCAAAGCAGCTCAACCAAACAAGTATCTGTTGCTAATTTAACTGCCGGTCGATCTTTTGATGCTTTGGGCATGACCCTGACTTCAACAGATGCTAGTGCAGCAGCAGCCCCGTTACTGGAGTTGTACCGAGACTCAGCAAGCCCAGCGGTATCTGACACTCTTGGTGAAATTGAATTTAATGGTGAAGATTCAGCGGGCAACAAACAAGCCTACGGTTTAATTCACGCATCTATTCTTAGCCCAACATCAACCGCTGAACAGGGTCAGCTTCACTTTGAAACTGCAACTGCTGGTGCATTGACAGAGAAGATGATTATTGGCACAAGCAATCTTGTGATTAACGAAATCGGTGCTGTTTTTAATGTGCGAATTGAAGGCGACACAGATGCCAATTTGTTCTACACCGATGCGACAAATAGCCGTGTTGGTGTTGGCTTAATAAATCCTACTGAAAAATTTGAAGTTACAGGTAACATTAAACTGTCGGGAAATGTAATCCCTGCAAATGGTTTTGGAATTGACTTTGCTGCCACATCAGGCACAGGCACAAGCGAGTTGTTGTCTGACTATGAAGAAGGTGAATGGACTGCGGCATTTGTACCAAGCACAAGTGGCACGATCACAATGAACAATGCCACAGGAACTTACACAAAAGTTGGTCGGGCTGTCACCATAAATGGTAACTTAAGTGTTACCTCTGTATCTAGTCCATTAGGATATTTGCAAATTACTGGTTTGCCTTTTTCTGGTGGTGCAGGCAACTCATTTAGATGTGCTTTGGCAATCAATAACGAAAATATGAATGCCACCATGAATACTGTTCTTGTAGCAAATATTCAAAGTGGATCTACAATTTTTGTTTTTAAAAATGATGGCGTTGGAGGTATAGCCCTTACAACTGCCGCAGATGTCAAAGCGGGAACTAATATCTTTATTGGTGGCACTTACCTCACTTAACTAACAGAGTTAAAACCATGTCACTTACAAAAGTTTCTTTTTCGATGATTTCTAATGCGCCGATCAATGTATTTGATTACATGACGGACGCATTAAGAACTGCAATCACCACAAATAGTTATTCAGGCACACAAAAAACGGATGTTTACAACGGCATTTTGGCGGCTGAAGCGGCAACTCCCGATGGTAGTTCAATGTTCTGGCCCGTTGGCACATACGACATTGGTGCAAACATTTGGACACCAGCGTTAAAAAGGCTAAAGCACGTTGGCGCTGGTACGGCTATGCAAGGCGGCACAGTAACACTTACTGGTTCAGGCGCACAAACTATTTTGACCACAATTGGTAATGATGTTGATGCTTCAAGAGGCACAACTTTTCAAGGCTTAGTCATATTAAATACAAATACAAATGGCGCTTGCGTTCAGATTAGAAATGGCGGTTTAATTTTTAATGATTGCACAATCCAATGTACAGGGGCAAATGGTGAGGGCGTTTTAGTCACCCAAATGTACGCCCAAACATGGTCACAAAATTTTATATCTGGCAAATCATCAGCAATGCGTTTGTTTTCAGATACGACTGCGGGTCAAAAATCTGTTTTTAACAACCAATTTATAGGTTGCCGTTTCTTTGGTCTTACCACCGGGCAAAACGGCATTTACCTTAACTCAACCCCAACTGTTAGAGAAATTCGATTCAATACTTTTGTGGGCTGTGACATTGAGCAGACAAATCGTGGTTTATACAATAACGCCACAGACAATGTATTTATATCTTTAAATAATGAAGCCGTTACTGTCTCAATGGAAGAAACAGCAACAGCATCAGCCACACACATCATGCCAAGAGCCACTCTTGGAACAACATTCACAACAAGCCAATTAAGTGAAATAATCCCGCCAAATTATTTGTATGGTGATACATATCCCCGCCAGTTTGCGGGAACAACGGCAACTGTTTATCGTGGCATTACGTTCCCAGGCTCTGTCTCCTACTTAGGTGCAAACACTTTAAACGACTACGAAGAAGGTGAGTGGACTGCCACATTTGTTTGCGGCACAAGCGGCACAATTACATTGGATACCGCAAGAAACAAAGGCACTTATATCCAAATTGGTAGGACAGTAACTATAACTGGACTTTTTAGGGTTGATTCTGTTTCATCTCCTGTTGGTTCGTTAAAAATTAACGGTTTGCCTTTTTCTGGTGGCGCGGCCTTTTTTAAATTCCGCAACAGCGTAACTATTGCTGGTGATGGTTTAGAAACAACCGCTACGACAGCGTTGCAAGGAACTATTCAAGGCGAAGCAAAAATCTTAACGACTAAATTTGCCGCTGGTGTTGCTAGTAATTTGGCTGCCGATATAAAGGCACTCTCTGAAATTTGGGTAAATGCAACATACGTGATTGATGTTATCTAAAAGCGTGTCGGCCCGTTTGACCGAATTGTTGATTTTAATTGGAGTATTAAAATGGCTTTGACAAAAGAAGTAAAAGTAGACCGCATTGAAGTTCTTGAAAATGGCTCTGTGCAGGTTCGCGCAAAGACTGCCATCATGGAAGATGGCAAAGAAATTAGTAGCCAATTCCACCGCCATGTAGTTTCGCCTGGCGATAACTACAGCACCGAAAACGCCAAAGTGAAAGCCATTTGCGCTGCGGTGCATACGGCTGAAGTGATCGCCACTTACCAAGCGGCCCAAATTCCAGCATAATGCTGACAAACCCTTACCGGCGAGGTTCACCGGGGAATCTTAGGATTCATTGAAATGACTGAAGAAGTCCAACAAAACCTAGCGGAAGTAGACTCCGCGCCAGCAACGGAAGTGACGGCCACTCCTGAGACTGTTGAAAGTACGCCGGTAGTCGCTGATGAGCAGAAAGAACCTTCTAGGGTTTTTACCCAAGAAGAACTGGATGCAGCTATTGGCAAACGCCTTGCAAGAGAGCAACGTAAGTGGGAACGAGAACAAGCGCAGCGTCAGTCTGAACAACAGACGCTACAAGCAGCCCCGGCAGCATCCGCTGACCAGTTTGAGTCTACTGAAGCCTATGCGCAAGCACTGGCCCTCCAGAAGGCAGAAGAGCTGATCGCCAAGCGTGACCAAGCCAGGCAGCAGTCGCAAGTTCTTGAGAGCTACCACGATCTTGAGGAAGAAGCGCGGAGTAAGTACGACGACTTTGAACAAGTCGCCTACAACCCCAAACTTCCAGTTACGAACGTGATGGCTGAAACGATTCAGTCTTCGGAGATTGGCCCTGAGTTAGCGTACTACCTCGGGTCTAACCCTAAAGAAGCGGAACGTATCTCACGCATGACGCCCTTGAGCCAGGCGAAAGAGATTGGGAAAATTGAGGCCAAATTGGTTTCAGCGCCCCCGGTCAAGAAAACAACGTCTGCGCCAGCACCGATTTCTCCCGTGACGGCTCGCTCCTCTGGAGCGCCGGCTTATGACACGACTGACCCACGGTCTACCAAGACCATGAGTGCCTCAGAGTGGATTGAAGCCGAACGAGCCCGACAGTTGAAAAAGATGCAGGCAACCCGCTAAATTTTTAAAGGATTTTTTCCATGGCTAACAGTATCTTAACCATCGACATGATCACGCGCAAAGCGCTTGAGATTCTCGAAAACAACCTTGTGTTGACCCGTAACGTGAACCGTCAGTACGACGACAGCTTTGCTGTTGAAGGTGCCAAGATTGGTTCGACCCTGCGCATTCGCCTGCCTGATCGCGCTCTGGTGACCGACGGTGCCGCCCTGCAAGTTCAAGACGACAACGAGCAGTTCACCACCTTGACCGTGGCCAGCCAAAAGCACATTGGTGTCAACTTC